GTTTTGGGGCAATGTTCTTCGGATCAAATAAGCTAAATACCTCCGCGAGGAGGCGTTTAGCTTCGCGAGCAACTTCTATTTGAGAAGCCGTTTTAAAGCGGCTACGATAAACGGAAGTGCTATTATCAACACTTGCTTCAATTGCTTGAAGGTGTGGTGACAGGGTCTTGAGGTCTTCCTCAGTTTTCTCAAACTGAGAGATGACTGCTTGTTCTTGTTCATCTGAATAAGGGAGTTTGTATTTATAGAAACAATACAATACGTTCCTTATTGCCTTAACGCATTGAGCACACGGATGCTCAAGGGGGCGCCCGTCTGGTCGGAGTACTTCATTAAAAAGCTCACCCAAAAAGATGGGAAGCTTACTACCGGGTTGGGGTTTGAAACCTAACTCGGCAGAGTTTAATGGGGCATTTCCTGCAAGGGCCTTACTAAAGGCCTTGCCCAGATTGGGCATAGTTTTCGTGAGAAAACTAATCCCTTCAGCTCGTGTTCTCTTAGCGACCTTATTGAAGGTTAGCTTCGAGGCACGGATGTTGAACACCAATCCATGAGCGTTTGAGACGTCATGAAGAAGTGCAGCGATGATTTCTAATTCATCTAGGCTCTTATCAAGATCCATAAAGATGGTATCTTTCCTAGAGCATGCACACACTCGACATGATCCTATCAAACGAACTTTACACCATTAGCGAAGAGATTATGACAAAGAAAAAGTCACAACCCCAACAGAGTTTCGATAAGCCACTCGTTACTGTACTAAGGCCTTTAACAGCCCTAGCCAATATCGCGTTGCCTCTAGACTCCGGCGGGAATATAGTCCTCGAGCAGCAAATGACCGAAGGTTCGCAGGTTGTTATATGCCGTGTATCTATCGTTATGACTAACGGTAGACCACGTTTGCGTATAAGCCAAACGAACAACGTTCAAATGACGCTCGTGAACTAGTCAACACCACCAGAACAGTATATACTGAACAACAAATGAAAAATACAAAGTCGGTTAAGACCTCGCAAGTTGCATTCATACGCCCAGTCAGTGACTGGAATATAGCGGCATTGGATTTCTCCAATGCTTGCTATGCTATGGGTAAAGATCCGACGCTGATGTTAATTCAAGCCGCGAGCTGCCTTAGAGAGCAGCTCAAAAGCGATGAATTAAGTCTCAGTTTAATCGGTGAACTACACAACTCACAATCCCGGGTTATCCGGGAGGAGGATAGGTGCTTCTACTGGATCACTCCAGACGAAGTCCTATAAACCACCAGTGAGTAATGTAACGGCGCCGTTGCCGGTGCCATCGTAGAGAATCGTCGTACTTGCGCCTAAGGAGGCACAAAACGACAATAACTCCGCGATGACGTTGGCAGCTTCTGCGTTCGAACTAGATGCACCAATTGGG